AGTCGGCATATTCTTTCTTATACTTTTCTATTGATGCCTTTTCTTCTGTAGTGTCTTTACCTGGCAAGAAACCGTGTGGGGTAACAATAATTCTTCCATCTTCAAAACCAAGACCATTAATGTGGTTTTTCATAACCGACACTTTTGTTCTTTGAGCGAACTTTACAGTTCTCTTGTCTTTTGTTGCTGTGATCTTTGTTGTCCCCGCACCTTTTTGATTACCAAATAAGAATACCAAAGATGAGTTTAACCAAATCGCTTCGCCACCTTTTGCTTTAATCTTTGGTTGCCCAAATGGATTGTCAGGTAGTTCCACCCAAGGCTGATTAACAATAATTAAGGTATTTTCGTGTTTAGAATCTGATTTACGTGAACCTGAAATTCTTTGGTTAATACCCATACCAATTTTATCAGCTAATGTAGAAGCATTGTGTTGTTTACCACCCTTACCTTCATAAGTCATTTTACAAGGAACTGACCCAACTGAATCCCACATAATACAAAGTGAGTAATCTAATTCACCTTTTTGTTGTGCGTCCAATAGTTCATTAATGTAATCTGTGATCTGTTCAATGTAACTGAAGTTATTGTTAAATAAGAAGAATCCGTCCCAAGTTAATTCACCTGTTTCCTCATCAACCACTTCCTCACATTCAAAACCCATAATTTTAGCATGTTCAAAAGACCATTTTTGTTCTGTAATAATGAACACAGGAAGAATACCTTTCTTTTGGGCATCAACCGCAGTTTTAACAAGTGCCGTTGTTTTTCCGGTATCGGAGTGACCCAAATACATATTAAGGTGTCCAATTGCAGGACCAGGTAAACCTACTGCATCCAAGAAGTTGGAACCAAGATCAAAAAATCTTTGTGGTTTGTATTTTGCGTCTGAAGAGAATTTTTTCTTCAACGTACTAAAGTCGTTTTTTTTCAGTGCCATATTTTTTGTTTTTCTATATAAAATATAAACAAAAAAACGGGAACAATAAACTGCTCCCGTTCATTTAATTTGTTAATAAATTAGAATGGTAAATCTTCATCAGTCTCATCCTCAACCTGTGGGTCAGCGACCTCATTGATTGATTTTGGTGCTGGTGTTCCTCCCATAGAAACTTCAGAAGTTTCGTTGTTAGAATAAACATATCCACCTTTTTCAGAGTCCCAACGTGGAGTTTCACCACGAGCGATTGCCTCAAGATACTCAACTGCTTTTTTAGAGTATACATCCTCCCAAGTCAATTCATCACCAACCCACTCTGACATCTGTGTTTCGTCTTCTGAAATTGGGGATGGGTCATCATACATTACAGTTTGGATTACTGTGTAGAATGCTCCTTTTGGTGTTTTCGCTTTCGTTAACTCAAGGATCAAGTCACGTCCTTTATCAGGATCGGTTACATCTCCTTTAGCTTTCCAAATTGGAATAATTTTATCAAGGATTCCTTCTTGTTTGTAATTGTGTTTAAATCTCCAAAATTTAACACCGTCTTGTTCGTTTTCACGGTCAATAACTTTAACAATGTAAAATTTACGTGATCTGTATTGTGTCGCCAATTGTTTGTCCGCTTCTTTACCTGTTGACATAAGTTCTTCATAAACTTCATTCAAAGGTGAACGCTCATTGTCGTTTTTTCCCGGATCGTAAAATTTTTGCCATTTACCGTCCACATTAATCTCGTGAAACCATACTTCTTTGAACGGTGAAGATCCGTCTGTCGTAGGAAGAATACGTACTCGTTTCTGTCCTTGCTTTTCATTATCTTTCAAAAGAGCCGCGAAGTATTTCTTCATTCGGTCTTCAGAAGACATTTTAGAACCGCTATTAGTGCTGTTCTGTGTTGATTGTTCGTACTGTGCAAGTACTGCGTCTAAAACATTTGTCGCCATTTGTAAAAAAAATTAAAGGTTTATGTTAAAATTATAGTTGTATAAAAAGGTATAGTCAAATAGTGTCGCCAAAAAAAATGTTTAAGGTCGGATTTACCGACCTTAAATCTTATGAATTATATCTGTTAAGTAGAATGTCGTCTTCATCTTCCATCGGTTCGTTGAATGTTTTTTCAATTTCAGATGGACTAAAGTTTTCCACTTCGTCTTTTGTTAGAACATACTCGTTTTTACCGGTCATTTCCATTTCACCTTCTTTATCCTTAAAGAAGTCTGCTAAATTTTGTTTGAATGGTCCAGAATCAAGTGATCTTAATTCTAATTTTTCTTGAGCCGTTTTAGGTCTATATTTTTCAATCTTAGCCTCTAAACCATCTAATTTAGTAACCAAATTATCCATTTCAGATAATTTATCTTCCATAGTTTTAATTTGATTAAACAAGTTTTCAAAGTATTCCTCTTGTTTGTCCGCCATTGTTTTTTGTGAATCAACCAAGTCAGTAATATCTAACTCCTCAATTTCACCCTCACCTTCATCGCCAACCACCTCAACATCGGGGTCATTTGCAACATCAATAGGTGTTGAATCTGTCGTAGGGGCCTCAGGTGGTGTTGGAGCCACGGGTTCTTCAGACCCACCTTCAGGCGGTGGGATCGCACCTGCCGCAGGGTCTGCCATAGGATCTAACGCAGGATCTGCCGGTGGTGCTGGAATTTCTTGTTCCGTTATATAATTGTTAATAAAATTATATCTTGATATTTCTTTTAATATTTTTTCGTCTAAAGTCATCTTAACCGTTTAATAATGTTTTTATACCTCTATTGGTTTCTACTTGTATTTTTTTAAATGTTTTCATTGTGTTGTCAACTCTTTCAATTAGACCATCTTTCATTCTAACTGTATAACAATCACCAGTGTCAAGGTCACAAACTTGTTTTGTGCCATCACCCATATCTTTCTCAGAAACTCTTGTGTTTTTACCCAAGTAGTTATCCAATATTAATTTTGTGTTCATAGTTGTTTTTTATTATAAATATCAATTAGTTGTGAAAGTTTGTACCGACTTGAATACATTAATCGCTTTTACAAATTCGGACTCAATCAATTTAATTTCATTAGTCTCAACTAAACTTGTATAAACATTAGGTGGTTGGTTAATTGGGTAGTTCAACGCATATTGTTTAGCGTATGTTTGTTCCGTACTCAAACCTGACTTAATATCAGATTCAACACTCCCTAATATATTAACAATACTGTTAAATGCGAACTCAACAAAACTTCTGAAAGAAGTGAAACTAGCAACGGGTAAATTATTATCATTACCTCTTTTGACACAGTAAAATTTCTTATTAATATATGTGACAAAAGAAGGACCATAAAATTCTTTTAGATTAATTGTTGAGTAATTGTTTTCATAACCTGTTATTTTTGATGAGTTTCCTGTGTCAACATATATAAATGTGAATAATATAATCGCATAAATTCGGAACGTCGTACCTGTAGTATCACCAACATTATTACTTTTTAACACATCCACTATAGTATTAAACAATTCTTTTGTTGTTTGACTTGTTTGAGTAGGGTTATCAATCGCACTGTATTGGAAATACTTTGGATTAATGTTTGTTTGACAATCTTGGTTCTTAGTTAATGTCTCTTGTGATTGAATGTTCGCTAAAACATTGTTTCTTTGGAATTGTATATTGTCAGACCCTTCTCTTAATTTTGTCTCTCTTTCTTGAATTTTACTTTCAATTGTTGATAATATCTTTACGTTAAGTGTTTGAACGAAATTATCTATTCTTGGTAAACTATAGAACGGTTGTCTTGTCCCCTCAAATTGTGTCTCAAATCCGTTCTCACTTACACTATGGGTTACTTTTGTGATCATATATGGTCCGGAGAACATAGGTATGTTTCTAATGTTGAAATACATCATTGGTTGAATTAACGCATCCCCCATCATATCAACAGAACAAGCGTAACTTCTATTTTTGTATAGGTTGTAAAGTGATACAGATTGTGTTGTTGATCTTCTGTTTTTATCCAAGTTAGACATTTGATTTAACATTTCAAGTGACTCTGATGTTGGTTTACCTGGATCTTGGGACACACTAAATGATTTAAATATCTGTTGGTTTTGTCTTGTCATATCAACATTAAATCCAACAACCTTATTTGATTTAGCCCAATCTTGTTTATCTATTTGATTTTCAATTAAAGGGTTATCACTCGCTCTTCTCAAATCAAATGCATCATCCCTATATCTATAATCAATATTATCTTTCATATCCAAGTGTTCACTTGGTTTATTTGCGTAATAACAAAGAAACTTTGGTGAACTATTTCTATAGTCAACATTAAGGAATGTACCAAATAATGTGTTACCAAATTCTAAACTTCCGTCAGGTCTTGGTGTTGGGTTTTTCTGAGCGTCCTGTACATTATAGAAATTAACATACGCCGGTAACATAAAGTGTTGGAAGTTATTTTGAACTAAAATTGTCGTTATCATATCAAGTAGTGTGTTCTTATATTGACCACCGTCTATAAGATCCATAATTTGGAATATGTCCACTAATATCTTGTCCCCCACATTTCTACTAGCCCTATCAACCAACATCACATCTTCAAATAGAGTTTTACTTTCAAAATCAAACCCCGCAATCCAGCTGTCATTTAACGATTTAAATGTGTCCCAAAGTTCTGTTCTTGTTTGTTCCGTGAAACCCGCCTCTAAAGGTGCTCTGTTTGATGAGTCATCTCCTGTAATAAACACATTTGGTAATTGTTTTCTAACCGCAGGTAACATTACATTTAACACATTATT